AATCACAGCATCTCTTTATTTTGGTGATGGTGGTGGTTTATTTAATATCCCACCTGATGCAATTGAAGGACTTGAATTAGCAAAAATTAACTCTGGTTCTGGATTTGCTATTGTTGATCCTGAAAAATTATTAGTAAACGTACCAATAACAGCCGCACTTTATATAGGTGATGGGGGTGGATTATTCAATATCCCTGCAAATGCATTACAAGACCTTAAATTAGATAGAATCATATCTGGTTCAGTTCAAGCGGTGATATCACCTGATAGAGGTTTGGAAATTGGAACTAAAACATTCGTATCTGGTAACTTAAGTGTTAGTGGTGGATTGTTTGTAACTGGTGGAAATGTTGTAGTATCATCTGGTTCTTCATTTGTTGGAGACGGTAGTGGTATTACAAATATTAACATTGCTAACTTATCATTTGAAACATTCATATTAAAGAGTGGTTCTTATACTGCATCAATTTCTCCTGACAAAGGATTTGTAGTTAATACATCAGCAAGTATTTGGGGTAATGTTTATGTTGGTAATAATTTAACTGCAACTGATGTAACTGCTTCACATAGAGTATTCGCTCCATTAGTTAGTGGTTCTTTATTAGGTACTTATAATTTCCAAGGAGTTGGACCTACTGCATCTGCGGAATATGATATTCTAAGATTTGATGAAAATAGAGGATATTTTGTACCTCAACCCGAAACAACATTAACCGAAACTGTATCATTTAGTAATGTAAGTGATTTAACAATTGTACACAACTTAGGAATTTTATACCCTATGGTTCAGGTGTACGCAACTGGTTCTGAAGACCAAATCCTACCTGGTACTGTTAAATCAATTGACGAGAATACAATACAAATTAAATTTGCTGGATTAACATCTGGACATGCTGTAATTGGAAGTGGTGGTTCATTAATCAATGGTACAATAACCGGAGATAGAGTATTCGGAACTGTATTATCAGCATCATACGCTGTAACTGCGGAGTTTGCAAAAACTGTAGCTGGATTTGATTCGGCATCATTAGCATCTCTATCAGCATCATTAAGTGATACTGCACAATATATAAGAAATAATCAAACATCATCGATGAGTGTATTTGGTGCTGTAAGTTCTTCTTACGCATTAACTGCATCTTATATTGAAAACTTAAGTGGATTAAACTTAACGGATTATGTAAGAAATGATAGAACATCTTCAATGACGGTGTTAAGTTCATCTTTTGCAACAACCGCATCTTACGCATTATTTGCACAAAACGCATCAAATGTAGATACATCTAACTTTGTTCAGAATTCACAAACTGCATCAATGTTGGTTGGTACTGCTTCATTAGCATTTACAGCATCATACGCTCTTTACGCTCTAAATGCGGAAGGAGTAAATACAGCATCATTCTTACAAGTAAACAAAGATTCTACAATAAACGCAAACTTAACTATTAGTGGAAGTTTGGGAGTTAGTGGTAGTATTACTGGTGCAACTAATTTATTTTTAACAAATTTACCAACAGGTTCATCTGATGATGTAGTTATTTGGAATAGTGTAACAAAACGATTAGAAAGAAGAAACGTAGCAGCTGCGGTTGGTTCATCTGGTACAGGTGGTACATCTGGTAAAGATGGAAGCGCAGGTTCTGCTGGTTCTTCTGGTTCATCTGGAAGTTCAGGTTCTTCTGGTTCATCTGGAAGTTCAGGTTCATCTGGAAGTAGTGGAAGTAGTGGAAGTAGTGGAGCGGATGGTTCATCTGGAAGTTCGGGTTCATCTGGTTCATCTGGAAGTTCGGGTTCATCTGGAAGTAGTGGCTCAAGTGGTTCGTCTGGAACTAGCGGTAGTAGTGGAAGTAGTGGGTCTTCTGGTTCTTCTGGAAGTAGTGGAAGTAGTGGAAGCTCAGGAACCACTGGTTCTGAAGGAACGTCTGGAAGTAGTGGAAGTAGTGGAACGTCTGGGTCATCTGGTTCTTCTGGAAGTAGTGGAACGTCTGGGTCTTCTGGTTCATCGGGAAGTTCTGGTTCATCAGGAACGTCTGGCACATCAGGAACATCAGGAACGTCTGGCACATCGGGAACCTCTGGAAGTAGTGGTTCTTCGGGAAGTAGTGGTACAACTGGTTCTCCTGGTACAAGCGGTAGTGGTGGAACGTCTGGTTCATCTGGAAGTAGTGGCACAAGCGGAAGTGGTGGAACTTCAGGAACTTCTGGTTCGTCTGGTTCATCGGGAACTTCTGGCACAAGTGGAAGTGGTGGTTCATCAGGTAGTGGAGGTACATCTGGTTCGTCTGGAACTAGTGCATCTTCTGGTAGTGGTGGTTCATCCGGTTCATCGGGAACTTCTGGCACATCAGGTACATCAGCTACATCGGGAACTTCTGGTACGTCTGGTTCTGGTGGTACAGCTGGTACATCAGCAACTTCTGGTTCTGGTGGTTCGGCAGGTACTTCAGGTTCATCTGGTTCTTCGGGAACTTCTGGCACAAGCGGTAGTGGTGGAACATCTGGTAGCGGAGGTACATCGGGAACGTCTGGTTCGGATGGTATAAGTGGTACGTCAGGAACTTCTGGCTCTTCTGGAAGTAGTGGTACATCTGGTTCGTCTGGAAGTAGTGGTACAAGCGGCACATCGGGAAGTAGTGGAAGTAGTGGAAGTAGTGGTTCATCTGGTAGCTCAGGTTCTTCTGGAAGTAGTGGTACTGCTGGTACGGGAGGTTCATCGGGAACTTCTGGCTCGAGTGGTTCATCTGGAAGTAGTGGAACTTCAGCAACATCTGGAACATCGGGAACTTCTGGTTCATCTGGAAGTTCGGGTTCATCTGGAAGTTCTGGTTCATCTGGAACTACGGGCTCTGATGGAACATCTGGTTCTTCGGGAACAAATGGTTCTTCGGGAAGTAGTGGAAGTAGTGGTAGTGGAGGTTCATCGGGTTCATCTGGTAGCTCAGGTTCATCTGGTAGCTCAGGTTCTTCTGGTAGCTCAGGTTCTTCTGGAACTGGTGGTTCATCGGGAACGTCTGGAGAAAACGGAACATCTGGAACTGATGGTTCTTCTGGCTCGGCTGGTTCTTCTGGAAGTAGTGGAAGTAGTGGTACGACTGGCTCATATGGTACAAGTGGTAGTAGTGGAGTTGATGGCACATCTGGTATAGATGGTACATCGGGAACTGATGGCTCAACTGGTAGTGCAGGTACATCAGGATCATCTGGTAGCAGTGGTACAACGGGTTCATATGGTACGAGCGGAAGTAGTGGAAATGATGGAACGTCTGGTATAGATGGTACAAGCGGTTCAAGCGGCTCAAGTGGAAGTAGTGGTACAAGCGGTAGTAGTGGAAGTGGTGGTTCATCTGGAAGTAGTGGTTCAAGCGGCACAAGCGGTTTGGATGGTACATATTTTGGTTCTTCGGGAAGTAGTGGAACATCTGGTTCGTCTGGTACGAATGGAAGTGCTGGTTCATCGGGAAGCTCTGGTTCATCTGGAAGCTCTGGTTTGGATGGTACATATTTTGGAAGTAGTGGTACAAGTGGTGAAAGTGGAACATCAGGAACTTCTGGAACTAGCGGCTCTGCTGGTACATCTGGAGTTGATGGAACATCTGGTACATCGGCAGTAGATGGTACATCTGGTACGTCTGGTAAAGATGGAACGTTCAATGGTAGTAGTGGTACTTCAGGAGAAAGTGGTACATCTGGTTCATCTGGTGAAAGTGGAACAAACGGAAGTGATGGTTCATCTGGAAGCTCAGGCACATCTGGTTCTTCTGGTTTAGATGGAACGTTCTTCGGAAGTAGTGGTACATCAGGAGAAAGTGGCACATCAGGAACATCTGGCACATCAGGAAGTAGTGGAACATCGGGTACATCTGGTTCTTCTGGTATAGATGGTACGTTCTTTGGTTCACATGGAACATCGGGTACAACGGGAACTTCTGGAAGTAGTGGAGAAAGTGGTACAAATGGTAGTGGTGGCTCATCTGGAAGTAGTGGAGAGAGTGGTTCTTCTGGTTCAAGCGGTAAAGATGGTACTTTATTCGGAAGTAGTGGTTCGTCTGGTTCGTCTGGTTCAAGCGGAAGTGGTGGAACTTCGGGAAGTAGTGGAGTTGATGGTACATCTGGTTCATCTGGGGAAAGTGGAACTTCAGGTTCATCTGGACAAGATGGTACATTCTTTGGTAGTAATGGTACATCGGGAGAAAGTGGAACATCAGGTTCTTCTGGACAGAGTGGTTCAAATGGTACAACAGGAACATCTGGTACATCAGGTTCTTCTGGATTTGATGGTACATTCTTTGGAAGTAGTGGTACTTCAGGAGAAAGTGGAAGCTCTGGTTCGTCTGGTATAACCGGTTCAAATGGTACATCAGGTGAAAGTGGAACATCTGGTTCTTCTGGATTTGATGGAACATTCTTTGGTTCATCTGGTACATCCGGTTCTTCTGGCTCATCAGGTACATCAGGAGAAAGTGGTACTTCGGGTATAAGTGGTACAGCTGGTTCATCTGGAAGCTCTGGTTTGGATGGTACTTTATTTGGTAGTAGTGGTACTTCGGGAGAAAGTGGAACATCGGGTTCTTCTGGACAAAGTGGTACTTCGGGTATAAGTGGTTCGGCTGGAACATCAGGTTCTTCTGGATTTGATGGTACATTTTTCGGAAGTAGTGGAACAACTGGTACATCGGGTACATCTGGAGTAAGCGGCACATCGGGTATAAGTGGTACTACCGGTACATCGGGTTCTTCTGGATTTGATGGTACATTCTTTGGTAGTAGTGGTACATCTGGAACATCTGGTGTATCCGCATCAAATGGTACGTCTGGAACATCTGGATTGGGAACATCTGGAACATCTGGATTTGATGGAACTTACTTTGGTAGTAGTGGTACAAGCGGCGCATCTGGAACATCTGGAACGTCTGGAGCAGGTACATCGGGTATAAGTGGTAGTAGCGGTATAAGCGGTACAAGCGGTACAAGCGGTTTCTTAGATTTGGTTGGTACAACGGATAATGGTTTAATAACTTGGGATAATGGTAATATAAAAGGACAAGTTGAGAGTAATATTACATTCAATGGAAGTTTATTATCAATAACAGGTGGAATTGAATCAACTTATGCTGGGGCTACTGCGTTTAGAGAAACTTATTCGGATTTAGGAACTGGTGGAAGTACAGCAATAGATTTATCAACAGCAAATAACTTTAGAAGACAATTTAACGCAGGAGCAACTATAACATTTACATCAGCACCATCCGGCAGAGCATTTGGATTTACAGTAACAACTGTAAATGCTGGGGCTTATGTAATAGATTGGCCAGCTATTGTAAATTGGGTAGGTGGCTCTCAACCATTATTAACATCATCTGGTACGGATGTATTAACATTCTTTACTTTTGATGGTGGAACATCTTATTACGGATTTTTGGTTGGAAAAGATATGAGTTAATATTTAATGTTATGAGTATAGCTAGAAAATTAATACCAAGTGGAGAAGAACAATATCCATTCAAAATTAAAGTAGTAACAACTACTGCAAACACTGTATTTACTGTACCTTTGGTGAACTATGGGGGATTACCTCCTTCATTGAATATTCAATGGGGAGATGGGAGTGCAAATTCTCCATTAATTACATCATCTACGGACTTAAATAGAATACATACTTATGTAAGTCCCGGAACTTATATAATTACTATAAGTGGTTTTATGCCAGGATTTCAAGTAAGTAATAATTCGGCAATAAGAAATCTTATTACTGAAATAGTTCAATTTGGAAAAGTTGGATTAAGAATTTTGAACTTTTATGGATGTGTTAATATAACATCAATACCATCAAATGCATCATTAAGTGCAGTTGGTGGATATAGTGGATTAGATGAAATGGTTTCTTTTGCTTCTTTTATGAGAGGTACTAGAATTTCTACTATACCATCGGATATGTTTGATTATTCACCAAATGTTACAACTTTTATAGATGCTTTTTCATCTGTAACTACATTAACAAATGTACCATCGGGATTATTTGATAATAACCCAAATGTAAATACATTTGCATCGTGTTTTCTTGCATGTACGGCACTAACATCCGTACCATCAACTTTATTTGACCAAAATGTAAATGTAACAAACTTTTCTGGTACATTTCGTAACTGTAGGTCATTGACAAATGTTTTAACGTTTCAATACAATACACAGGTTACTATTTTTAATAGTGTTTATAATATGAGTTCTACTGCTAATGCTTTAGTAGGAAACGCACCGGAATTGTGGAATAGAACTCCAACACCATCTGGAACTGATGCATTTAACAATTGTACTGGATTATCAAATTTTGCATCAATACCTCTAAATTGGAAATAAATTATGTATTTAAGAATTATAAATGAAAATATAGTATATCCATACTCTCTACAAAAATTGAGAAATGATAACCGAAATGTAACTTTTCCATCGGATATTACAGATAGTATGATGGTACAATTTGATATGTACCATGTACAATCAACACCAAAACCAAATGATTACACAAAAAATATATCGGAGGGAACTCCTATATTAGTTGATGGTGTTTATTATCAAAATTGGGAAATTGTAAATGCAACCGAATCTGAAATTAATTTTAGAATTGAAGATAAGTGGAACGAAATCAGAGATATACGAAATACTTTATTACAAGAATGTGATTGGACACAATTATCAGATATTTCAACAGAAATAAAAGAATTGTGGCAAACATATAGGCAACAGCTTAGAGATATTACTTCACAAACTAATGCATTTGATATAAGTTGGCCTACGAAACCTTAAAAGAGGGATAGGTTATATTTATATCTATAACAAAAAAAGAATCGGATATAAATGATAATACACAGTCCCATATTTTCGGGTTCAATTACACAAGCATCATCAGCATATGCGGATTTGAGTGGTTCATTTACTGGTTCACTCACTGGTTCATTCAAAGGTACAATTGATGTACAACAAGCTGCTTTTGATTATTTAATAGTAAGAGAAAAATTATCAGTTGGTAATAGTTTGGACGATGTTCATTCTATGACAGGTTCTATTGCATTGACTGGGTCTGTTATTATGACTGGTTCAATGAATTTATCAGATGGTGGTTATTTAGTAGATGGAGTAAACGTATTAGATTCAGCTATCGCATTTGCAATAGCATTGGGATAAAAAATAAAATTAAAAATGGCAAACGCATTCAAAAATAGTATAACAGGTTCGATTGGAACAACAGGAGCTAAAGTTTATCAAGCACCTGCAGCAACATCAACAACGGTAATCGGAGTTGGTGTAGCTAATACACAAAATCAAAATATATCAGTTAGTGTTATGGTAAGAGATACATCAGCTGATAAAACTGTATATGTTGTAAAGGATTCGTTAATAATGCCAGGAAGTTCTAATGTATTGGTTGGTGGTGAACAAAAGTTAGTTTTGGAAACAGGAGATTTTCTTTCAGTAACTTCATCATTGGCTAATTCGGCAGATGTAATTGTTTCGGTTTTGGAAATATCATAAAGTTGTAATGAATGGAGTATTTAGGTAGCACCCCTAATGGATTAAATCAACTAAGCCAAAGCTTAGTTTCGTTATTTGTAAGTGGAAGCAGAATTGCTAACTTCACATCGGAATCGGTGAATGTTGTTGGTAATTTTTCTGCATCTGGAATCCAAACAAATTTAATTGGTAGTTCATCAAACTCACCAATCGTAATAAAAGGAAATACTCAATTTACTGGTTCAGTAAATATAGCATCGTTTGTATCTGCCTCTTTGTTTCAAGGAGATGGTAGTGGATTATTTAATATTCAAGCATCATCAATTGGTGATTTGGATAGATTAAAATCGGGTTCAGCAACAGCAATTATTTCTCCAAACAAAGGATTATTAATTAACACAGGTGTTAGTGTAGATAAATTTTTAATTGTAAGTGGGAGTGGTATTTTCAAAGGAGATATTAGTGTAGCTGGTAAAATAACAGCTACTGAAATACATACAACATATATTTCATCATCGGTAATATATTCATCTGGTTCAAATAAATTTGGTGATGCACAAAATGATAAGCAAGAAATAACTGGTAGTTTATCAGTTAGTGGTTCTATATTCGTAACAGGAGATACAATACCAACCGATAATACAACAAACGAAGTATTAGTTCTTAATACAACAACAGGAAGAATTAGTAGAAAGTTTGCAGCAGCAACATCCGGTACATCTGGTACTTCAGGAACATCTGGTTCTTCTGGGTCATCAGGAACATCTGGCACATCGGGAACGTCTGGTAGTGGTGGTAGTTCGGGAACGTCTGGGTCTTCTGGTTCATCGGGAACTTCTGGGTCTTCTGGTACTTCAGGAACTTCTGGGTCTTCTGGAAGTAGTGGTTCATCTGGCACATCAGGAACTTCAGGTACACGTGGTACATCCGGGTCTTCTGGAAGTAGTGGTACTTCAGGAACTTCTGGGTCTTCTGGTACATCGGGAACTTCTGGTTCATCTGGGTCATCGGGAACTTCTGGTTCGTCTGGTTCAAGTGGCACTAGCGGTACTAGTGGTAAAGATGGAAGTAGTGGAACAAGCGGCTCATCTGGAAGTAGTGGAAGTAGCGGTTCATCGGGAACTTCTGGTTCGTCTGGAACAAGCGGACTTACTGGAAGTAGTGGTTCGTCTGGTACAACAGGAACATCTGGAAGTAGTGGTAAGGATGGTTCATCTGGCAGTAGTGGTTCATCGGGTTCTTCGGGAACATCAGGCTCATCTGGTTCATCGGGAACATCTGGTGTAACTGGAGCAGGTGGTTCTGCTGGGTCTTCTGGTTCTTCTGGAACTAGTGGGTCATCGGGTATATCTGGTAGTAGTGGTTCATCAGGTTCGTCAGGAACATCAGGCTCATCTGGTAGTAGCGGTATAACTGGTGCTGGTGGTGGTTCTGGTTCTTCTGGTAGTAGTGGTTCTTCTGGTTCATCAGGAACGTCTGGTTCGTCTGGGTCATCGGGAACTTCTGGTTCATCCGGAACATCTGGAAGTAGTGGTAGTAGTGGTATAGCTGGTGTACAAGGTACATCAGGAACTTCTGGGTCTTCTGGAACAAGAGGAACTTCTGGGTCTTCGGGAACTTCTGGAAGTAGTGGTAGTAGTGGAGAGAGTGGAACATCCGGTTCTTCTGGAACTTCTGGAAGTAGTGGTAAAGATGGCGCAGTTGGTACAAATGGAACTTCTGGCACATCGGGAAGTTCTGGTACAAGAGGTACATCGGGTTCATCTGGGTCTTCTGGAACATCTGGTAGCAGTGGTATTGCAGGTAAAGATGGTACAAGTGGTTCATCCGGAACGTCTGGAAGTAGTGGTAAGGATGGATTAGCTGGCACATCTGGTAGCAGTGGTACATCCGGCTTAAGTGGTTCTGCTGGAACTTCTGGAAGTAGTGGAAGTAGTGGAAGTAGTGGTACAAGTGGCTCATCGGGCACATCTGGTACGTCAGGAACAAGAGGAACTTCTGGGTCTTCGGGAACTTCTGGTTCTTCTGGAACTTCGGGAACTTCTGGAGTTAGTGGTTCGGCTGGTACAAGTGGAAGTAGTGGTTCAAGCGGCACATCTGGAAGTAGTGGTTCAAGCGGCTCATCTGGAAGTAGTGGTACTTCGGGAACTACTGGCACATCTGGTACATCGGGAACAAGAGGAACTTCTGGGTCTTCAGGTTCGTCTGGCACATCTGGAAGTAGTGGTACTTCGGGAAGTTCAGGTTCATCTGGCACATCTGGAAGTAGTGGTACATCGGGAAGCTCAGGTTCTTCTGGCAGTAGTGGTACTTCTGGTACATCGGGCTCATCTGGAACGGCTGGTTCATCTGGATTGTTATCATTAACTGGTACAACTGATAATGGTGTAATCACATTAAACGGAAGTGCACCAAACGCAACCGTTGAAGCAAATTTAAGATTCGATGGTAGTACATTGACAGTAACTGGTAACGCTACAATTAGTGGTGACCTTACTGTAAGTGGTACTACAACATATATTAATACAACAACTCTTAACGTAGGTGATAATATCATCACATTAAATGCTGATATTGGAGCATCAACCACACCAACTGAAAATGCTGGTATAGAAGTTAAGAGAGGTAATGCAGCAACTAAAGCATTTTATTGGGAAGAAGCAAACGATAGATGGTATGCTGAAGATGGTTTGTATGTAGCTGGTAACGTAGTTCTTAGTGGTACAATAGATACTGGAATTGGAGCAACTGAAGTTTATTTGATGAATCAGAATGTTCGTACATCTGATAGTGTAACATTTGCAAATATAACTGGACCTTTAACCGGTACTGCTACAAGAGCAAATCATCTAAATACAACTAGAGATACTCCTGATAACTCATTACAATATTGGCAAGCTTCTGGTCTTGGTATTACTGAAGCCCCAAGTGGTGATTGGCATAATACTATAAGAATGTCTCATGGCTCACCACTTACTTATTATAGTAATACATTAGCAATTCGTATGACTGGTAGTGGGCTTGGGGATATATACACTCAAACTATTGCAAATGGTGTTAGACAGGGTTGGAAAAAACATTGGAATGATGGTAATGATGGAGCTGGTTCTGGATTAGATGCGGATTTATGGGATGGTTACCAATTCTCAGATTACTTAAATCAGGCAGTTAGAACAACCGATTCAGTAACATTTTCTACAGTCAGAGGTACTAATTTTAGAGCATCAAACGCTTATTATTTAGGTGAAAATAATTTTTATTTTAATTTAACAAATGGTGGTTGGTATTCTAACGTAAGGGTTGCATCCGAAGTGGATATGAGAGCACCTATATTCTACGATTCGGATAATACAGCATTTTTTATAAATGGAGCTAGTAATTCAAACTTAAATACATTACAGGCATATTCGTATCAAGGTAACTCTAACGTAGCAGGTACTGGAAACGCATCATATCACCCATCTGGTATCTATTCAACTGGCACTAACTGGTTGTATGGTACAATGTATTTGAATGCAAACTCAATCAATGATGCCGGTGATATTAGATTATATAATTCATCCTATCATTTTAGAGCAAGATACACAGCTGGTTCTGATATATATCATGCTTCACTTAACTGGTATGGTTTGCAATTAGGTAATAATGGAGCAAACTATATTGTAGCCGGTAGAACAAACCCAAATGGTTGGTTGGATATCTATGTAAATAATACATCTGACTTTACATCTATTAATGGACAGCATGCAGCAAGATTTGATTCCAATAGAATTGTGTATATCTACAATCAGCTTAGAACTCCATTTATTTATGATTTAGATAATACTGCATATTATTTAGACCCAGCATCTACAACTTTTATTAATGATTTAGAATTAGCTGGTACATTTGAAATGGGCTCGTTTGGTATCCGAAACTTTACATTAGGATTTAATAATGCTTCAAATCAAAAAGCAAACTTAGAATTTGATCCGGGATTTTGGGGTTGGTTAGAAGTTGAAGCAACTTGTGATTACAACTACGCTAATAGACCTGGTAGAGTTGCAAAAAGATATTATTTAGGTCTAAACCCTGGCAATGCTCAATATGCAAACGAAAGTAGAATTGTGGATGTTGGTGGACCTACTAGATATGGTATTGCATTTGGCGATGTTGTTTGGACAGGTAGTAGATATAGAATTGTAATAGCAAATAGAGATAACGCAGCAAATACTTATTATATTAAAGTAACGGTTTTTACAGCTGGAACGGGAGGAAGAAACTTAGTTACAAACACAATGACATTGAGTAGTGTGTACACATCAGATGGTACTTCGTATCCTGATTCTTACATTTACTTTAATGATAATATTGGATTTGGTACATCACAACCTGGATATGGTGTTCACATAAATAGAAACCAAAATCAGGTAGCTGGATTCCAATCACCAAACGCAAATACTTGGATAGATATAATATCTACTACACGAAATTGGTCATTGGGTTCAACATCAGGTGCAACTTTTGCTGTATATGATAGAGGTTCTAATGTAACTAGAATGGAAGTTGATACTGGAAGCAATTTATATGCATATGGTTCAATGCGTTCACCTATATTTTATGACCAAGATAATACTGGATATTATACAAATCCTGCTGGATATTCTAACTTAAACGAAGGTAACTTTGCTGGTAGAGTATGGTATAGCAACTATTTGGTAAGCCGTAATAGTGGTGGTTTGATGGGTGATTACAACGTTACTGGTACAGCATCTAAAGTAATTTGGACTATCGGTGAATCTTGGCCTATTGGTAATATGTACGGATTGGGTTATGAGTATGGTAGTGGATATGACCATCACCTTGCATTAAGAAACAATGGTACAACTTATTCTCGTATAGGTTTTGCTGGTGGGGCATTCATTGGTGGTACTGTATCTATTGGAGGTGCTATGTACGCTCCAATTTACTATGATTCAAATGATGCTGGATATTATGGTGATTTTGCATCAACATCTCGTACAAACTATATTGTTGGTAATAGAATTAAATTAGTAAACAACGTAAACAATGAACCTCGTTGGGATTTCTCAGCATATGTAGTTGAAGCACAGCATTGGTATGGTAACAACTCATCTATGACAATGTACATGGGTGAAGGTAACGCCGTACAAACATATAATTTACGTTCTGACATTTACTATGATAGAGATAATACTGGATATTATATAAATGCGGCATCTCGTTCTAGATTAGGAAGATTACTTATTGATAGTGCTGAAAACGGATGGAGTTTGATGGTTGGTCCTGAAACATTATCTACGAATGGTGCAACTTCAATATATCCTGATGATAGTAGATATGGTTTAGTAGTTAATGGACCATATTATCCACATTTGTATATAAACACATATTCACATAACTCAAATACAACACATGGCGGTGTATTTAGTATGACGGGTTCAATACCTGGTGGATTTAGAAGATTTGGTATTGGTGTTGCAAACTGGAATCCAAATGAAATGAGTTTTGGTTGGTTTGATAATAACTATAATCCTCACTATGGAGTAGGTATCAACTGGTCATACCCCGCATCGGTTTGGTTTGATATATCGCATAACTGGTATGTACGAAATTCAGTTTACGCTTATACTTTCTATGATAGAGATAATACAGGATATTATGTAAATCCAGCATCTGGTACTAATTTACTAACCCTAACTATAAACGATTGGTATTACATCAATGGTGCGTTAGGTATGTATTGGAATTCATATGGTAGAGGATATGTAATAGCTGAACAGCAAGGTAATCCGTATGGACATATAACAACTTATGGTGGTGGTAGAAACGGGTGGAGTGGATATGGTGTAAGTAGTAGATATACTTTAATGAGTACCACAGGTGATAACTTTGGTTTACATGATTCGGCTAGAGGTTGGATTTGGTATATGACTGGGGCTGAATTGAATCTATATTATGCTGGAGCAGATAGAATGTCAATGAGGTCGCATGGTGTTTATGCACATGCCGATGTTAGAGCATCTATATATTATGACCACGATACTGGATACTATTTTGATGGTAATAGTTATACAAACTGGAACTGGGTAACTGAAAGAAGTAAAGATAGAATAGGTATGACCTATTTCTATAATAATCCTCGTTCTAATATAACATCAGATACTAGATATTGGATAGGTTCAATGGGATGGGGAACTACCGATTTTAATGATGTGTTTGGTTGGGGTAGTGGTTTCTTTGATACATGGAGTTCTCCGGGCAATTCACCTGGTGATACTTCTCATTGGGTTGGTATTCAAGCAGCACACTTTAATGGTGGATATAATGGATATCGTTATGGATGGCAGATGGCTGGTGGTGTTACCGATTCATTGTGGTGGAGACATAGTTGGGCAGCATTTGGTGGTTGGTTTAAGATAGCGATGTATGGTAATAACCACGAAGCTAATAGAGATTTCTACGCAGGATTCTATTATGATTCTGGTGATACTTCTTATTATATCAATCCTCAATCAACTTCTCAATTCTATCGTCTTGAAGTAAACGAATACCTATACGCTAGAAATGGTTGTGGTAGAATTTATCTTCCTGGTAACTTACATATAGATTCATTCTGTGGTAATTCAATTTATTTGAACTACTATTCTAACCAATGGATTAGACACTTCTATCACAACGAACATAATGGATATGATATCTATGGCGTTGGTAGAATTGATAGTACTATTTTTTATGATAGAAATAATACTGGATATTATGTTGACCCAAATGGTTCTTCACAATTTGCTGCAGTATTTGCAAACGATTGGTTCAGACCTCAAGGATGTTGTGGACTTTATTTCCAATCATATGGTAGAGGTATTTGGTCTCCTGAATGTGAGGGTAATCCATATGGACATGTAACAACTTATGGTGGTGGTAGAAACGGCTGGTATGGATGGGGGGCTGGTTCTAGATACACTTTGATGAGTACGTTGGGTGATAACTTTGGTTTGCATGATTCGGCTAGAGGTTGGATATGGTATATGAGTGGAGCAGTTCTTAACTTATACTATGCTGGTTCTGATAGAATGTCAATGCAACCTTATGGTGTGTATGTAAACAACGATATTCGTTCTCCAATTTTCTATGACCATGACACTGGATATTATGTTGATGGAAATACTTGGTCTAGATTATGGGGTCTTGGTACATTCTATCTTAGAAATAACTATGATGTGAGTGTAGACCATCCGTTTGGCATATCATTCAGTACTGATGTTGGATGTGGACCGGCATATGCATTTTATAGAGAGTGTGGTGGCTGGGGTTATCCATATCCGGATGTAAGAATTGCATTCCATACTGGTATTAAGTTTGGAGCTAACGCAGGATATGAAGGTATGCGATTCTATGATGATTATGGATTCGGTACTATTAGATGGCAATTTAATGGTGGTAGTGGATATTCATATCAACATACTTGGAATCAACTTACGGGATATCACGGACATTATAGTGGACTTAATAGTGCACACATTTATCCAAATAACGCATCATATGGTTCTTGGAGAATCGATGGTACTAGAAATGGATGGGCTGGTATAGAATTTAACGCAAACGGAGCTGGTAATGTGAGTTTAATGATGAACTCATCTGCAACCGGAATGCATAATAACTCATATGGTTGGCATTTCTTAAGAGGTGAAGGTACTGGATATATATTCAAAGATTATTGGGGTGGTGGTTCACAGGCTACTATTCTTGATTCATCTAATCAGGGTAATGCTTGGGCGCTTAACCAAAACGTTGCAACATACACCGAACCTAGATTTAGGTCAAACTATTTCTACCACGGCAGTACATCAAGATATACTGGTGTTAGTTTATATGGTGGTTATACAATGGGTGTATGGGAAGCTCGTTCTGATTTTGAAGGATTAAGTGGTGGTGAATCTGGTGGTATTGGTATCAACGGAGACTTTATGCAGTTCTGGGCAACCGGTGATTTATTCCAATCATTTATGTTTTCTGATGAAGATGGTGGACAGGGTACATATATTGCATATTTGGGTTCTAATGGTGTATTTTATAATTCTGATAGAAGAATAAAGTATTCTATAAGAGAAAAGGTAAGTGAAAACTATGAATACATAGATAGATTCATGCAATTAAAGCCCGTATCATTCGCTTATAAGTTTGAACTTAAAGATACGGATACTCCTAAGCAAAGAGCTAGAAAAATATCAAAGATGCTGACAGTACATCAGGGCTTGATAGCTCAGGATGTAATGGAAGTATTCCCGGATGCAATTCATCGTGGTAGTGATACAAGACCAATGCAGTTTGAATTATCGGAATCAACCGAACCTACTTTACAAACTGTTGGTATTGATGGAATTAGCGAAGTTGAGCAAGTAAAGCAAAAGTATATAGACAAACATGCAGCAATGGATGTTCCTGATACATTATCTCTTAACTGGAACGTAATCAATACTTATCAAATATTAGCATTACAGGATTTCAAAAAAATGTATGATGCGAAATGTGAAGAAATTGAAGAATTGAAATCGGAGTTAGCATTAATAAAACAACATTTAGGACTTAGTTAAAAATAAAGATTATGGCATTACAAAAAAATTATGTTATTGGTGATACTGGTATTGAAATACCTGAAGCATATCATATTATATACAATGTATATACGGAACGAAGATTGAATAATTTTATTCAACCAAAATTACCATCTGCGATGTCACCAATGCCTGATATATTTTGGAAAGCAGGTCACATAGGTAGAATTGCGGTATTTGTATATGCTAGTAAAGAAGATAGAGATAATGGGTTGAGACCGATTGGGGCAATTGTTAAATATCCATCAGATGCAGCAGATAGAATAAGTGGTGCTATTGACCAAAATTTGTATTCATCAACACCACCCTTTCAATTAGAATTTTTTATAGATGATACAAGCTCTGATTCAATTTTAACTCAAGCTTATAATTATTTGAAAACAATTCCGTATTTTAGCGGTTCACTAGAAATTTAATAAAATGGCATTACAAAGAAATTACAATATACCAAATACTTCATTAATTGTTAGTGGGGCATATCATATAATAAGTGATATAGCTGTTCAGAAAAGAAATACCGATGATATGGGGCCTGTTTCGGGAAGTAGTGAATTTAATCCCGGATTAGATAGAGCAGCCGATCCTGTATATTGGAAAAGTGGATATACTTGCAGAATTAAAGTTGATGTATATGTATCCAAAGAAGCTAGAGATACTGCAAAAAAACCAATAGCTACGTTGGGAGGTAGTGATATTAAGTTAGAAGCGCATTTAGCAACCGAAGGTATGGATGAAAAGATAGTATTCTATTCAGATACGGATAATAGTGATAATTTATTAACACAAGCATATCTTCATCTTAAAAGCACAGACTATTATAGTAATTCAATTGATATTTAATAGTGATGGAAATTATTTTTGAAAAACAACATATTTATAACATATAAACAAGCAAATTATGGGATACACTTATAACTGGGAATTAACTGGTTTGAAAAAATCTAATACTGATTATCTAACCGATGTTATTATTGGTACACAATGGAAAGTAACTGCAACTGACGAAGAAGGAAATGTTGGTAGTTTTACTGGAGCTACACCTTTCAAAGCAACTGATGTTGATGTTGATAACTTTGTAGAATATGAAGCACTTACTGAAACTGAAGTATTGACTTGGGTTAAAAATCATGTAAGTGGTTCAAATCCATCTACAAACTATTGGGCTCATATTATAGAAAGAATTGGAAAACAAATCGATGAGACAAAATACAACATTACGTCTGTTAATGCAGAATTGTTTCCTTGGTCTACTGGTTCTCTATCTGGTTCAGTTACACCTGACCCAAATATGAGACCTTTATAGTATAAAAAATACTTTATTTGAAATATCCAAAGCATATTAGTACTTAATTTATGTTTTGGATATTTTCATTATATTTATATGTGTACTTTTACATTAAAAATTACAATAACAACCAAATTGCAGAAATAAAATGGCAGAAAGAATTGTATCACCTGGCGTATTCACAAGAGAAAACGATTTATCGTTCCTACCTCAAGGGGTTGGCGAAATCGGAGCCGCATTCATAGGACCTTTGAAAGAAGGACCTTCATTCGTACCTACTATCGTAAGAACACAAGCTGAATTCGAAGAAAAATTCGGAAAAGTTGATGGAACATATTATACGGAGTATGCAGTACAAAATTATTTAAGAGAAGCTGGACAAGCTACCATCGTAAGAGTTGGTGGTATTGGTGGCTATACTCAAACAAACGGTATCGCTATCGTTGCATCCGGTTCTATTAATGGTAGAAAAATAGTAGGAACACTATATTCAACATCTAATGGAGATGCTGCAGTTGGATTTGTAGGACCAACATTGGTATCAAGTCTAACAACATCTGGTTCATTTACTATAAGTGGTATAACTGGTTCTGGTACTAATGGTAATGTATCGGCATCGATTTTACCATCTGCTACAAATGATATAGCTGATGTGTTTGGAGAATCCGCATTCGGAGCTAAAAAAGCTTATAGCTATATGTTCTTTGAAAATATGGCGGCTACTTATACTGGTTCTGTTTATAACGCAACAATAGTAGAAGGTATTTCATTACCACCACAAATTTACGGAAATGCAGCACAAGCTGAAACTCCAATGGTTGATTCTCAATTGATTTCTGGTGAAAGATATGACCTTTTCAAATTTGTAACAATCGGTGATGGTACTGCATATAACACTAAATTCAAAGTTGCTATCTCTAATGTTAAAGCAGCTGGTGAAGATGGTGCAACTGACTATTCTACATTTACTGTAACTATCAGACGATTTGATGATACTGATAAGAGAAAAGTTGTATTAGAAACATTTGCTAATGTAAACTTAGACCCATCATCAACTAACTACATTGGTAGAAGAATTGGTGATAGATATTATACAACTGATGATAGTGGTAAAATTACTGAATTTGGTGATTGGGCAAACCAATCAAAATATGTAAGAGTTGAAGTAGCAGCAGCTGGTTCATACCCAATATCAGCAGCACCATTTGGACATGAGGCTTATACAAATCCAATAAAAACAAACAATACAAACGAAGATTCATATGTACCTCCTGTTGTTTACTCAACAGCTGGAGCTAGTAACACAGCATCATCTCCAATTTATTATAGTGGATTTGATTTTGAAACAGCTGGTGTATCGGATGATAACAAAATGTATTTGAAACCAATTCCTGCTGGTGCACTTAACGGAGCTAACGTAGCATTTGCATTTGATTCACAATTATCATATGTAATGACTGGTTCTAATTCTACGGATATGGCTAAGAGACAATTTATCTTAGGATTCCAATATGGATTTGATGGTAACGCACCTACTGTTAAAATTAACTTAGGAACTGATATGACTCAAGCAAACTCACAAGGTTTGAACTTAGCAACTTCAATATCAAATGGTACTTTAGGATATACAAAAGCAATCAACGCTATTTCTAACGCTGATGAGTATGATATCAATATGGTTGTAACACCAGGTATTATTAGAGAATTACACCCTGCAGTTACTACAAAGGTAATTGATATGGTTGAAGATAGACAAGATTGTTTCTACATAGCAGACTTTAATAGAGTGGGTGCATCAATTGCAGAAGCTACTGCACAATCAAATTCAGTAGATTCAAACTATGTAGCAACTTATTATCCTTGGGTTAAAACTTTGGATACTAATACTAACAAAATTCTTTCAGTTCCACCATCAGTATTGATGCCGGCTGTATTCGCTGCAAACGATAGATTAGCAGCAGAATGGTTCGCACCTGCTGGTTTGAATAGAGGTGGTATCACTGGAGCAATTAGTGTTCTAAATAGATTAACACATGCTGAAAGAGATACTCTTTATGAGAACAAAGTAAACCCAATCGCTTCATTCCCTGGACAAGGTATTGTAGCATTCGGACAGAAGACATTGCAAGATAAGGCATCCGCTTTAGATAGAATCAATGTTAGAAGATTACTTATCGTTCTTAAGAAGTTTATCGCTTCAACATCTCGTTACTTAGTGTTCGAACAAAACACAGCAACTACTAGAGCTAGATTCTTAAACACTGTGAACCCTTATTTAGAGGCAGTTCAACAAAGACAAGGTTTATACGCATTCAAAGTGGTGATGGATGAATCCAACAACACACCGGATGTAATTGATAGAAACATATTAGCAGGACAGATTTTCTTACAACCGGCAAAGACAGCGGAATTTATCGTAATAGATTTCAACATCTTACCAACTGGAGCAAGTTTCTCAGCATAATATGGAAAAGCAAAAAGTAGATATTTATTAATATAAAAAAGCAACAATAAAATGGCAGAAATATTAGAGTTTGACAAGATGTTCTATACGAACTTCGAACCTAAGATGAAGAACCGCTATGTAATGGAAATTGACGGTATTCAATCTTACTTAGTTAAAGCGGCAGCAAGACCTTCAATTCAATTTGAAGTAATAACTTTAGACCACATCAACGTAAAAAGAAAGTTGAAAGGTAAAGGTGAATGGCAAGATATAACAATTACATTGTTTGACCCAATTGTACCATCTGGTGCACAATCGGTGATGGAATGGGTTCGTTTATCACATGAATCTATTACTGGTAGAGATGGCTACGCTGATTTCTATAAGAAAGATATCGATTTCTATATGTTAGGTCCTGTTGGTGATAAGATTGAGCAGTGGAAATTAAAAGGTGCATTCATCTCACAAGCAAATTTTGGTGATGTTGCATTTGATTCTAACGAACCAGCAACAATCGAATTGACATTGGCTTACGATTACGCAATTCTTGAATTCTAATATTCAATTAAAATAAAAAATAAAAGGGATACTCAAAAGGTATCCCTTTTTTATTTCAATTTTTTGAAATCTATGTATTTATATATACAAACTTAAA